AAAGCGGAAGCTTACGGCAAATTGACCGATCCACGCAACATTTCTACCATAGCGTCTATCGATAAACTGGAATACTCTCAGTTCTGTTATGCTTTCGCGCAGCACATGAAATCAGTACCATGGTACGCTTTTGGTAAAACTCCAAAAGAGTGGTCCCAGAAGGTTGCTGATGCAATGGGCCATTCGCGCGGAGCATGTATGGGAGATTTCTCCCGTATGGACGGACACGTTTCAAACATAGGACGAACGCTTACCAGAGCATTTAGTATGCGTTGCACAAATCCTGTATACCACGAGAAATTGTCAGACCTCTTAAACACTCAGCAGTTCCGCAAAGCGCGTACGGCTTTCGGAGTCAAGTTCAATACCCTTTGGACTCGCCTTTCCGGATCTCCTGAGACATCACTCTTTAACACTATCGAGAACGCCTTCATTTGCTTTCTTGCACTACGAATGACCCGCCACTCTGACGGGCATTATTTTACCCCAGCTGAGGCTTGGGATTATTTGTGCGAGAAATGCCTGTTTGGAGGCGATGATAGTCTTATGGGTGACATGACGGAAGCTATGTATACACGAGCTGCCCAGAAGGTCGGACATGTGGCAACAGCTGCAGTCCTACAACGAGGAGAACCAGGAGTCAATTTCCTGGCGAGGTATTTTGGCCCCAACGTGTGGCAAGGAGACCCGACGAATATGTGCGACATAGAACGGCAAGCGCGCAAGTTTCACACTTGCACACAGCCCATGCCTGACTATGAAGCACGTATGGCGAAGATGACTGAGAAGTGTCTGTCATTGGCCATGACTGATCTGTCTACCCCATTCTTGGGACAGATAGCTCGGGCTTGGTTGCATCGCCGCAAAGTTAAAATTCCGGACAGTATCCTTCCTTGTAGGGATGCTAGCTGGTGGGCCGTCAGTTTTGACGCAACCGACCAGTTCCCGAATGACTATGCGGATTGGATGCTCGAATACGTCCACACGGCTCTTCCAGAGCTCAGCATGGAGACCTTTAATGAATGGATCCAAAGCTTCGAGACGGAAGAAATCAGCTGTGAGGACTTTCTCAATGGCCCGACATTTTCCCCACACCACCCAAACGCTCCAGCGAAAGCTGACGTTGTCGTTAACGGTGATATATTGCGCTCTGAAAGCGCCGTCGAAG